ATGTTAAGAATTTTAAGAATGAATATGGTGAAGTGGTATTATGTTGTGATAACCGAAGATATTGGCGTAAAGAATTTTTCCCATTCTATAAAGCAAGTCGTAAAAAGACCAGAGAAAAATCTGATTTAGATTGGCATATGATTTTTGATATGCTTGCCAAATTTAAGCAAGAGCTCAAAGAAACATTCCCATATAAAGTAATTGATGTTGATGGTGCTGAAGCTGATGATATTATTGGTACATTAGTTCCAATCTATGCTCGTGACCAGAAGATTTTAATTCTATCAAGTGACGGAGACTTCCTACAGTTACAACAATATGGTCCTAATGTTAAACAATACAATCCATCACAAAAGAAATATATAAAATCGGAGAATCCAATCCTAGAACTCAAAGAGAAGATTATTCGTGGTGATAAAGGTGACGGTATACCCAATATGTTTTCTCCATCGGATTGTTTTGTCCGTGACTTGAGACAGAAACCAATAACCAAAACAATAATAGACAAGTATCTGTGGGAAAATGTGGAAGAATATAATGATACCGATAAGACCAATTTTGCTAGAAATTCTACACTAATTGACCTTACAAAAATCCCAGCTGACATTAAAGAAAAAATTATAAATACCTATAATGATACAAAACCGGCATCTCGCCAAAAGTTATTGAACTATTTTATGGAACATAAACTAAAGAATTTGATGGATGTAATTGAGGAATTTTGATGAAAAATATATTTGAAGTCTTAGACGAATTTGAATTGGCTGATAATAAAAAAGATAGAATGTCTGTTATTGAAAGAAATTTAAGTAAGACATTAGTGGAAGTATTTGAGTTGGCTTATCATCCAAACTATGAATGGTTGATAACAGAAATGCCTAATAATTATAAAATTCCTACTGATGTATTGCCAGGTATTACATCAGCTCAGTTATCAAATCAAATTCGCAAGATGTATATGTTTAGAAAAGGTGACCAAATGGCTGAAAAGCTAACACCTCAAAAAAGGAATGAGTTGTTACTACAGATACTTGAATCTCTAGAACCCCGTGAAGCTGAAGTTATCATAGGAATCTTTCAAAAAGATTTAGGTGTAAAAGGTTTAAATTATAAATTTATAAAAGAGGCTTTTCCTAATCTATTACCGTAATGATTGAAAGAGACAGAATAATAATCACTAGTGGGTCTTTTGATCCACTTTCTTTAGAAGAACTCAACTTTCTCAAAAAATGTAGAAGAAGGGGTGATTGGTTAGTTGTCGGTATACATTCTGATTGGTGGATGAATTGGTCACAAGGTGGCTTTGTACAATCATATAATACTCGCCGAGAAATTCTTTCAAGTATAAGATGTGTTGATGAAATATTTACATTCAATGATTCTGATGGTACAATCAATCAATTATTCAAGCTCACAAAAATATGTTATCCTAATGCCGATATCACTTACATATCGGATGCAGGATTAAATAATTTACCAGAAGTAAAATTTAGAGGCATCAAGTACGAAACGCTAGAATAGGAGAAAGTTAGTGACTAAATTTGTAGGGAAGTTCCGTAAGAACCAAGATTATAACGATGATTACAAATATATGCCTCAGCGCAAGCATCGGAATGAGCACGCAGAAATCAAAAAATTGAAAAATCAAAATTATGATGATTTTCTCAAAACTTTAGACGAAAATACCAAAATGCAAGAAAATAGGTAATACGTTGTTATAATACAACAGACCTATTGACTTATATTCAATAGTATCATATAATAGAGTTCTTAGTTGAAAGGAGTCTATTATGATGATATATGGTTATATTCCAAAATCCAAACCGAAGAAATTATCTAAAGCTCAGCAAGAGCAAAAAGATGATTGGGTCAAATCACTCAATAAAATATCAGGAAAACGGATAATTGCCGTTCCTAAGAATATTTCTAAGCCTTTTCCTTCACCTAGGATCCCACCTGGCCGAGAAACGCCAAAATATGCGTCCTTGGACACAGGTTTCATTCCTTGCACAAAATCAGTAGACGGAAATACTTACACAGGCGCAAAAATGAAGGGAGTTGCAACAATGCACAAGTCCAACGCAGTTCCTGTGTTTACCGACACAGAAGCAAGAGAAATTTCGAGCATGAGGAGATAAAAATGCTAATGGAACACGAAAAAACAGAGATTTATCGAGGAATTGACTCGGTGATGTTTAATTTGAAGCACTTACCTATTGATGATGTTGCGTATTTTTTAGTAAAATTCAATCCGAAGCTGGCGGATGAGTTGGCAACATCAATTTCACAGCAAATTTTTGATAAAACCGAAGGAAAAAAGCATGAATGAGCAAAATAATCAAACTGGTCAGTATATTTGGCTTAGTGCCATCACAGATGATGGTGAAATACCTGATTGGAAGCGCCTAGATATAGCCACTAAGAAGTGGGCTAACTTAACACAAATGGAAAATGATTTATCCGACTACCAAAAACGCAAGGAAATGTATCAATGATATTGTTGCCAATAAACAACAGTAGCTTGACACCTGCCGTGGTTGTGTTATACTATTATTTTACTTGATTAGGAACTATATTATGAATAAAAATGCTCTGTCTTTCGTTGAAGCTTGTGAGAGAATGTTTGGTAACAATGCCGTTGTAACTAGAGACGGTATTGCAGAAGTGGTAAGTGAATCTGGCGCACCTTATCCTTATTGGTTAGTAACCAAATCCGAATTTCGCCATGGTCGAGGATATTACAAAGTGCCATCATCTGGTAAAACGATTGCAAAAACAGAATCAATTAAACAGGAAGAACCTGAAATGGAAGTAGCATATCAAAATGTTGTGCAATTACGCCAACCTAAAATGGTCGATGACAATGAGCCTTCTGTTCCTGCTCGATATCCTGATTATGTTCCTTTTGGCTTTTTCAAAGATTTGCGGAATATTCTAAAAACAAAAATGTTCTATCCTATCTTCATTACTGGTTTATCAGGTAATGGTAAAACATTGATGGTCGAACAAGTTTGTGCTGAATTAGACCGTGAATGTGTCCGTGTTAATATCAGTATTGAAACTGATGAATCCGATTTACTTGGTGGTTTTGCTTTGATTAATGGTAATACAGTTTACCATGATGGCCCCGTAATTACCGCTATGAAGCGTGGTACAGTATTACTGATTGACGAAGTTGACCGTGGTTCCAATAAACTATTATGTTTACAAGGTATCTTAGAAGGTAAACCATACTACAATAAGAAAACTGGTGAAATGGTATATCCAGCTAAAGGTTTTAATGTTGTATGTACAGCAAACACCAAAGGTCGTGGTAGTGATGAGGGTAAATATCTATCACAGATTTTAGATGATGCGTTCCTAGAGCGGTTTCCTATTACTGTTGAACAGGATTATCCTGATGCTAAAACAGAAAGGAAAATCCTTTCTCCGTTAATTGATGACCAAGTTTTCGTTGAAAATCTCGTACAATGGGCTGATGTAGTTCGGCAATCATATGACCAAGGCGCAGTTGATGAGATTATCTCCACTCGCCGTTTGGTACATATTGCACAGGCTTATAAAATCTTTGGTGATAAGATGAAAGCCATTACATTATGTGTTAATCGTTTTGATGAAGAAACTAAAACGGGATTCTTAGACTTGTATTCTAAAGTAGATGCTACCGTGGAATCTCCTACCAATACCACTTTTAATCAAACCAATCCTATATAATTTGTATAAAAACAACACCACGGTTGACACCGACCGTGGTTCCTGTATAATGGTTCTATTAACTCGGAGAATACATGGAACTTATAGAATCTAAATCGTTACTTGCCAAACTAATGGCTACAGAAAATCTTATCGTTGAACAACGGCAAGTATCAACTGCTATGTTTGATGTTACGAATCGTATTTTGATATTACCAATATTAGATAATAATATTTCACCTTATCTTTATGACCTTTTTTGTGGCCATGAAGTCGGCCATGCTTTATATACACCAGAAGATGGTACGTTAAAAGCAACAGCTCTAAAATTATCCAAATCATTAATGAATGTCTTGGAAGATTCCCGCATTGAGCGTAAAATCAAAAACAAATATCCTGGCATTCGTGCATCGTTTGTCCGTGGTTATTCCGAATTAATCCAAAAAGATTTCTTTGGTACAGCTAATGTTGATTTGAATACACTAAACTTTATTGACCGTGTTAACCTTTATTGTAAAGGTGGTCCCTCACAAGGTATTAAATTTAATGAAGAGGAAACTGTTTTACTAAAAGAAGTTGAATCAACTCAAACATATGATGATGTAATTGAGCTCGCATTAAAAATTAATCATCTTATGAAAGAGCAGGTTGAAGAAGCAGAGAAAAGAAGAATAGAATCTGGTGACAAAGAAGAAGATGAAAAATTTGATAACGAAGGTTACAAAGATTCCGAAGAAGAAACTGAAGAAATGGAATTTAAACCTAATTCACCAGAAGGAAGTTCCTATGATGAAGAAACTCCTCAACAAACAGATGAAGCAGAAGAAAGTGAACAAGGTGGAACTGATGGTGCTGGCGTAGAAGGTCACAATGAAATTAAATCTTATACTGATGAAGTGTATGAAAGAAACCAGAGTAAACTATACGCTAACACAGGTAAAGAATATTACTACGGCAACATTCCATCTATCAATCTAAACAAAATGATTATTCCATATAAACAATTATGGAAAAGATATAAAGCCGAAGCTTCAGAGTATTCAATTGATACTGAAGGTTTTCAAAAAACTAGGAAAGATTCAACCAAAGTTGTATCGTATTTGGCCAAAGAATTTGAGATGCGTAAAAATGCTGACCAAATGAAACGCACCTCGATTGCCAAAACTGGTGAATTGAATATGTCTAAAATTTATTCTTATGTGTTCAATGAAGATATCTTCAAGAAAGCCACAGTAGTTGCTGAAGGCAAATCTCATGGTTTGGTTATGTTCTTAGATTGGTCAGGTTCTATGACCGATAATATTAACAATACAGTTAAACAGTTAATTAACCTAACACTCTTTTGTAAGAAGGTTAATATTCCTTTTGATGTATACGCTTTTTCGTCCGAATATGGCGACAATGATTGGTTGAAAGAAACATGGAAAGAAGGTAATATTTACCTAGACAAATGTAATCTGTTAAAAATTCTTTCTAATAAAATGAGTGCAT